TCGGTAGGCGAACCGTACTGCTTAGCCCACTCGGGGTGGTTCTTTGCGTCGGCCTGGAATGCACTGAAGGCCAGCTCATTGGCCACCGGGTCAAGTAGCTTGCGCCCTTGATCTGTGGTCGTAAGATAGCCAAACATCTGATCGGCCGGGATGTTGTGGAATAGCTGCGCACCGCGCTCCCACTGCGACTTCGTGATTCTTTCCTGGATCTCCTGGTTTTCGAGGCCACCCTTTGTGACTTGCTGCTCACGTTGTTGCTGGCGAAGTTCAATGTTCTCTGGAGCGTTGAACTCCTTGGCTTCTTGCGCCGCCGAGCCCATGCCAATTTGCAGCTTCATTGCTTCAGCCTGACGCTGCGCTGCTTCCATTCGATCGCTGGCAGCCCGCGCCATCTTGGACTCGTTATCAATGGTGTCCATGTGTGCTTGGGTAAACTGCTTAGCGAAGTCGGTGCGGTGCTTGATTAGCTGGTTTGCTGCGTCGGTGATGATGCTGTTGCCCGACCACTTCGGCGAGGTGGACGACCGGATGAGCTGTGAGTCAAGGGCCTGTTGCGTCTGCATGAACTGGTAGACGAATCCCTCGCGGATCTTCAGCGCTTGCTGGCTCTGCGGGTCGATCTGCACGATGCCGCCATCCGGCTGCTCTAGGATGCCCTGATCGAGCTGTGCAGCGCGGTGCTGGAACGTCTGGAAGGACTTGGTGAGCTGAGTTGCGTACGGAGTCACGACGAGGGCGTGGAACGCCTCAGCGTCTTGCTGCTCCCAGCGGCGCTTAATCATCGGCGCCACTTCTTCCTTGTACGCCTGCGTCACGGCGCCTTCGGCGGCCGAGTCGTGAGACATCTGCGACAGGGCATGCCCGAACATCTGCGCGCCGATGCCGCCTAGGCCGAGGGCCAAGCCACGGCGCATCGGACTAGGAGCCCCGCCTGGGCTCTGGTCTGAGCCGGCTGCCTCCGCTCCAGGGAACTGAGGCGCCGCGTCCGGTGTCGGTACGTTGTACGGAACCGGTTGCTCGGGGTTGCCCTCATCGACGAACTGTCGCGGGGGTGGCTTCGAGTAGTCCTGTAGCTGGAAGGGCTGCTGCGGCTGTGGTGGTACTTGTTGGTCAGCCATTGTTAACCCCCGCCTCCGTCACCATAACCAGAGTCTTGAACTTCTGATGGGCTAGCCCCAGCGAATGGGTCCCAAGATGAGCCACCGCCGCCACCGGTTATGGCTGCGGTTCCACTGCTACCTGCACTTGCTTGGCCAATACCAGACGGGTCAGGTGTCGAACCACTAAGGCCCATGAGTGAAGCACCCTTGCTGGCAATGGTGCCTGCCGTGTTCCAGAGGCCCTTACCGAGGCCGAGTAGGTTTGGGTTGATGCCGCCTGTGCCGCCCGTGTTGGTGGTCGCGCCGTTCACGGCCGAACCAGCGGTGTTGGTAGTTGAGTCAGCCCCGCCGCCTCCTCCAAGGAGGGTGGAACCGAGGACTGCAATGCCGCCAAGCGTGAGGGAACCTAGCGCATTACCCTGGCCGGTTGCCGTAGCGGCTGGAGCGCTGGAGCCGGTTGCCGCGTTGTATGGACCAGGAGTGTTGAGGCTGGCAGCCGCCTGAAGCGCCTTGGTCGAGCTGGGGACTACGTTGCTGGCGATGAGTGTAGCCAGCTTGTTTGCGTTGTTCATGTACGCCTGCCCGTACGGGAGGTTCTGAACGAACGCTTCATTGGCGTTGACCTGCTGCTCAGCGAAGTTGTTCATGTACTGATCGAGTTCCAGGTTTGCCTGCCAGAGCTGCTGGCTACGGTCACGGTTGGCAGCTTCCATGGCCTGCATGGTGTCCGCTTCTTTGATAGCCGTGTTACGGGCGGTGCCGCCCTGGGCAGCTAGCTGGTTGATGGCGTTGACCGACTGGCTGAACTCCCCCGCCGCGCCTTCATAGATTGGCCCCATGATAGACTGCTGCATCTCGTTCCACATAGGGCCTTCGTGCGAGAGGCCCTGCTGGGCCTGCGCGGTGAGGGCGGACTCGATGCGGTAGGTTGGGTCGTTGGCGAGCGCGGCTGCGTATCCGGTGGGATTGAGGATGCCAGGGATTTGCGTTTGAAGTGCCGCTTGGACTTCGTTAGGGTCAGCCCCGGACTTGAGGGCGGTAAGGTACTGCTGGACAACCGTCGGGCTTAGCTGGCCCTTCGTGACTGCATTGTTTAGGGCCGTGGTAATGGAGGCGGCAGTTGGAGCGGCCGATGGAGTTTGGCCTGGGATGTCGTACGTACCCGCCGTACCGAGGCCGCCTAGGGCGGACATCTCCCCAGCGGTGGCACTGCTTACGGTATCTTGGTACTGTTGAGCCGCTTGTGAAGCCTGAGCAGCCTGGAAGACTTCCTGGCCACCAATAGCCTGGGCGCGCTGCTGCGCTTGCTGCTCGCTAAAAGTTAGCGGGTTGAACAGTGATGAAAAAAAGTTGGGCATCCTGCGCAGACTCCTACCAAATTATAGGACTTTTATTTGAACAAAGCCATGGGCTTAGGCTGACTTTTACGGGTGACTTGCGATCAAATCCCCGGCCGAGAAGCCTGCCGAGTTGTACGAGTTTAGAGAGATCGTGGAGACTGGCCCATTCACCAGGCTCGGCGCTGAGTCGTTGCCTGGAACGATAAACTCGCTCCCACCAGCGTTCGGTAGCGTTATGCGCCACCAGTGCAGTAGGTTCGCCGACTCGGAGAATCCGGCTATATCGTGCCGATAGTCGATGGTGCCGCCACCTGAGTTGAGAACGCCCAGCTCGGCGTTACTTAGTACAACGCCCCAGATGCCAATGGAGTACAGGTACGAGGCGAAACCTCGGTTGTCCGCAAAGGACACAGGCAAGTCACCAACAGTGACGCGGGGATCGCCAGAGCCATTCATGAAAACGTACAACATGTCGTCGCTTGTCTGAATGCTGCCGGCGTTGTCGGTGTTTTTCGACGAGGCGGCGATGTTCGTGCCGTTCATGCTCAACTCTAGGGTTGTGCCGTCCCAGGTGATAGCCATGAGCGTCCAGGAGTTAATGTAGGAAGCAAATAGGGCGTTCCACTGGTATTGCTTGAAGAGGGTGCCCGTCGTGTCCCAAAGTTCAACAAGTAGGTTCGAGTGGTTGAGGTCTGTGTTGGAGTTGTCCAGATAGACGCGGATAGCTGCAATAAAGGCGTCCCCTACCGGCTGGTTGAAGTTGAAGTTGTTGCAGAACTGGGTGCAGTTGAGGGTATCCATGATGACCGCGTTGGCTTTGTTCTGGGGGCTAAGCGGGGTGAGCCACCAGGCGATAGTGAACGGCTGACCGATGTTGACTTCGACGCCAGGGTAGCTGTTGGTGAAGTGAGGTCCGGCCTGTTGGCTAACGCCGCTGGCTGTAGAGATTGAAGGGTACGTGGGACTCCATGTCCCTGCCGGGGTAAGGACAGAGTTGGTTGTCGCATCGCTGGAGTTCCCAGTGAAGACTGAGTGCAGGCTTTCCACATAGCCTACTGGGCTAGGCAGAACGGTAGGCACGTCTGACACAAGGCATCCGGCGGTGACGCCCAACTGGTTGTCGCTGATGTTGAGAAGTGGGGTAGCATTGCCGGAGTCGGCGCCATACTGTGTTATGGCGGATACGTCGGCTGCTGTACGCCACCAGTGCTTCAGGTTTGCACCATGGGTGTATGCGCCGATCGTAGTTCCCAGGTTGGCCGCTGCGCCGGCATTGAAGATCGCCGAGATCTCCGAGGCTGACAGACCCACGTTCCATAGGGCAAAGTTAAATAGGGTGGACGATCCTTGGACGGTGACTTCTCCAAAAGTAGGCGGGGTAAACCCCGAAAAGGAGCCGACGGCCGTTGTTGCGCTTAGCTCTGCGATGGCGTTGCGGTACCACGCAAAGGAAGAGCCATTGTACACGACCGTAAGCATCGTCCAGCGCCCGGCATCCTGACAGGTGATTCCGTTAGCATGAGACACAAGCTGGTTGTACCCGCTGTCTTGAAGTACAATCTCAGCGTTACCTCCCACGGTCTCGACAGTAATATTGCTGCCATCTGGGCTACCTAGATTATTATTATCTGCAAACCAATCAACGAATGGGTTTGTAGTAGCATCCTTCTCCCACCAGGATACGGTGAAGGAACCAGTCTCGATGCCTAGGGTGAACGCGGCAGCTTCCTGCTTTTGGAACCAAGTAATGTCCCCAAGGTTGACGCTGAAGATCTGGCTGTTGAAGCCTGGGGTGAAGACCCCGAGGCCGCCTGTGATGACAAATAGGTTGATGGCAAGGCCGATTACGTCGGCCTCTGGATCGCGGTTCGTCACCTTGGCCCAGAACCTATTCGGTTGGTCTGGCATGATTAGACCACCCGAGCCGCTGGCCCCAATGGTGAACGGCCCCACCCCAGCACACATGGCTGTCTCGTACATGGCCGTGCGCGCTGGAGCGCTACCGGGTCGGATAGCTGCATCGCCGCCGCTGTTGGGCAGGTTCGTGACGCTGGCCTCTTCCGGGGCTACTGAGATGGTGGTGAGGGGAACGGAAGCGGCCAGGGTGGGGCCAACGGAGATCTGGATGTTCGTCGTCACCGGCCCAGCCGAGTCCCAAAAGCTATCGAGGACAAAGGACACCCACCCGAAGATCTGTTCGTTGGCTGGGCACTGGACCGTCTGGGACACGGCGTTCGCTGCGGTCGTGGAACCGTTCTTTGCGCCTGCGTACACGATCACATCGTCCGGGATGATGAAGTCGAGAGTCACCGTCGGGGAAACCACGTTGCCGCGACCCACGCTCACCACGTCTACTCGGTAGGGACCAGTGGCATCCGAGATGACGAACTGGTTCGTATAGACTACCAGAGTGGTCGAGATGCCAGAGCTTAGGTTCGTGTAGGTGGCCCGATAGTTGTTGAGGTAGCTGGAGTTCACCGGGTCCCAGGTAACCTGGGCTGCGCGGACGGCGACCTTGGCTACTAGGTTCTTCGGAGGCGGCAAGTTTGGGTCGATCAAAGGCTGGCCGTACTGGTTGTCGGCTCCCGGGTTGGTTGGAGCGCGGTTATTGATAAGGGAGTCCACTAGCTCGCCGATGTGGACGAACACAGCCTTGTCCGCAGGGTCTAACCCGCGTATTCTCTTGAACCGGGCTGCAATCTGAGAGAGTCGTCGCGCCATTAGCCTACCCCTACTTCAAAGGCGTTGAGATGTGCGAACGGGATCTGCGAGATGGGGGTTGATCCGTCCTGCGTCGTGTCCCGGAACTGAAGGGTGATCTGGAGTTTGTTGTTCGTCCCCGGGTGGTCGATTGGTATCGGCCCAATAGCTACGCAGTCGAAGTACTCACCGCAGGTGGCTCTCCAGGCTTCGACTGCTGTGGATGTACTGCCGTTTGGATAGAACTGCTGGTGGGTGACCCGGAACTCGATGTCCGGCAACCCGTAGACGCAGACGCTTGGATCGGCAAACACATTGACCATCCCGAAGACCATGCTTTGGCCGTTCGGGTCTACCGGGGTGTATTTGATTTTGCATACTGGGTAGAACACGTTCTTTGGTGGCACCAGGTAGAAGACCTCATCAACGTGCAGGAGGATGCTGAAGAGGTTCGGGGTGAGGGTCACCGTATTGGAGTAGGGGGTGGTGGTGCCGTCTTTGCGCACGCCGCGGACTCGAATAAAGACCTGGCCAGTGAGTCCAGCCAGGGTTGCTTGGTTACCAAAGGTATTGGTAGTATTGAAGGAGGCAAAGTTGTTGGTTGTCGATACGTCAATCTCGAAGAAGTTCACTAGCTGATCGGGGAGCGGGTTCCATTGTATGGTTCCACCACGGACTGCTGGGGTAACGGTGACCACGGGGATCGGGAGGCTTTGGTCGGGGTTACGCTCCAGCAGGGAGAGGGATGTGGCGAGGCTGGTGATCTCCAGCGAGTTTTGAACATCAAGGAGCGCTAGGGAGAACTCTCTCTGCTGCTCCATAGTCATGTTCGTAAACAGGCGTGCAAAGTCCCCAATCGGGCTAGTACCGGGGGTGAGGTTCGGCGTGCTGCCGGTGGTCGTGCTTTGTGGGGTTGCGGGGAACGACATTAGATCGCCCCCAGGTTGATGTTGAAGGTAGCGAAGTTACGGAACGTAAGCGTGCAAGAGGAGCCATAAGTTGGTTGAATGGGAGAGAAAGTCAGCTCACCCACCGTCGGGTGGTTGTTAAGGAGGCGCGCTTGTAGCTCGATAGTGTGTGAGCCCTTGGTAATACTGAATGGCACCTGGAAGAAACTACCGGTCTTCACGAAGGCGAAGCTCGGGATGATGACCGTGCCTAGGGAGGCCGAGTGCATGTGCTGTGGGCTGCTTACCGACGTGGAGTCGAAGCTGGTCAAGAAGAAGCTGGGTCCCTGCTGGTTGCCGTCCACGAGCCACAAGAACTCGGCGTCTGCCCAGTAGAAGACGTTGCCCCCGGCGTTGATGGCCGAGAACTCATAGTCGAGACTCCACCATGCAACACCGTCGATGAAGTCCGTGGCGCTAAAGGTGAATAGCGTGGCGAAGGTGCCCGTAGTTACGTTGACAGATGTGGTGGAGTTGTTGGTGTGCGTGATGACGCGCGCAATCGGGGTCGTGACTTGGATGGTGTCCGACCAAGGACCGACGAAGGGTTGCGTAGTGACGATGCGTAGACGGACGTAATAGATTTGCGCGTCGATGAGGTTCGAGAAGGTGTACGCTGGGTCCGGCGTGGTGACCGTCTGGTCGATGTTGTTGAAGAACTGGTTGCGGCTTATTTCCAGCTCAAAGAATAGGAGATCGTCCACCAGCGGAGGCGTCCAGGTGAAGCGCACCGAGCGGAAGTCCACGGAGCCTTCGATGTTCTGATCCGGGATCTTCGGGATGAAGCTGGAGAACTCCCGGTCTGACGACTGCTCCACTTGCGAGGCCAAGGATGAGTTCACGATGTCCTGCAAGTGGCTGACCATCAATTTGAATGCAGCAGCTCTCCCCGGGGGCCAGTTCCGCAAGCGGACAGCCGCCAGCGGTGAGCCCTGGCTGTACTGAGTCATGACTACGTTTCCTTCGGATATTGACCTGGGTGCACGTAGAGATAGGTTCGGAGGGCCACTAGGGCGCAGGCTACGTTGATGTCGTCGTTCTCAGCGGTCCAGCGCACGTACTCGTCAGCCTGCATGCCCTGGGTCGGGTAGCGCTTCAGAGTCTCACCTGCGTTGAATAGCGACGGGATCAACAGTGAGGTAGTAGGAGTGGCGTACGGGCCGCTGCCGGTGTCCACGGTGATGTTCCAGGTAGTCGGCGTGTCGCCCTTTGAACGCGACTCCACCAGGCGCGGGTGCACGCGGCCGGTAAGGCCACCCTGTGCCGGGGCGTTTGCCTGACCGCCAACCCGGACCCAGTTCGTCTGGATGATGCTGTCCATGGCGAACACTTCTCCGCTGTTGTCCACCCAGTTTTTCTGGTTCGCAGCCATCAGCTCGTACACCTGGCCGTCGGCTGCGCCCACATAGAGGTGCGGCTGGCCATTGGTGTCTTCGACCTCACGGGCATCTAGGAACTGGATCGTGGCCGGAGGTACGATGACCGACCACCACCCGTTGCGGATTTCGTCAATCGCGTACTGGTACATGAAGATGTTCGTGAAGTTGCCGTTGCCGTCCTGGGCAAAGAGCAGGATGGCGTTGTTGGCCTTGGAGTGGATCATGAACAGGTTTCCGAACGTGGACTGCGGTAGGGCGTCGAACTTGTCGCGGATCGACTCGCTGATCTTGCGCACGTCGGACAAGTCGAAGAGGCGTATACCGTCTCGGTCTGCGGAGTAGCCTAGCAGCTTGGCGGTTCCGCTCGCTCGACGCCCCACACAGCCAATGCCGTCGATGATCTTGTCCACGGCAAAGCTGGGGTTGTCACCAAGGCACTGCCACTTGCCGTTCTCGGTTTCGATAACGAGACCCGAGTACGTTTCGTAGATAGCCGTGATGCGGCCGTCAAGCTGGAACTGGTTGTTGATGGGGAACTGCTCCGGCTCGGTGTCCGACGAGAAATAAAGGATGTCCGGGTTGAGTGGGTCGCCGGCCATGAAGACTGTCTGCTTCCACACGCGCACGAGTCCCGCCTGCGGTGGCGGGCTGTTGTCGCCAGTGAAGGCGCCGGCTTGGGGAGCCTGCTGCACGCCTAGACTGCCGTCCCCTAGGTTGTCCGTGAAGGTCAGGGTGGTGTTGTCGAAGATGGTGGTGAGGAGCAAGTACTGGGTACCGCCAGCTACAGTGCGGTAGATCTTGCGCTGGACGACTTGGCCGTCGGTGGACGTAGGCAGGTTGGTGAGATTGATCTGCGAGTTCGTGACCGTCACCGACGGGCTGATTGGGCCGCCGTTGGACTCGTTGCCGTAGCGGCTAACGTATGTGACCATGTAGGTGTAGACGCCGTTCGGGTTGCCTGAGCTGCCGCCCGCGGTGTTCGGGGTACCCTGGTCGTAGATCACCAGGTGGCTGAGCACACAGTTGAAGCTGGCCTGCACGCCCTGGGAGTTGAACTGCGCGCTAAAGGTCTTGACAGCCCCGGTGAAGGTACCAGAGGTACCGCCGACCGAGCCCCCCACGCTGAGGGTAGCAGTAGGCGCGGTGCTGAAATCGCAGGTCAGCTTGTTCCAGCCTTCCACCAGGGTGCCGATCGTGAAGTCAAAGCGGTAGTAGTTGGTGGTGAGGTTGGAGTCCGAGCCGAAGAAGAGCTGCACCGCGGGGTTGCCGGTAAGGCCATCCGTGGAGAGCTTCGTGTACTGGCCGCGTGGGATGTATAGGTAGACGGCCAGCCCGTTCGTGCGAGTGGTGTTTGGAGTAAACGTCCCAGCGTAGGTGCGCTGGATGTATGCCGGGGTGGACGGCGGGGACGGGTTCGTGGTTATGTTGAGGCCAAAGCCGTCCCAGGTGGTGACGGCAGATTCACTGATGACACAGTTACTTACGGAATAGTTTGCCGGTGTGTTGAAGTTATCCTCAAGGGTTTCCGTTCCCCCGGGGGCAAGCACTCCCCAGTTGGTGAGCGAGTGCCCGTCGTACTTGACGAGCTGGTCGCCCTGGCCCTTGAGCTGGTCGTTCTGGTTGGTGAGGAGCATCAACCGGTTGTTGATGGCGTAGGTGTGCACGAGCCCGGACGTGCGTCCGCTAGTTAGCTGGGTGAGGGAGCCATCGCTGTTGATGAGCTGGAGGGTGGTGCCGGCTGCGATGAGCACTTGCCGGAGGATCTGACCGTTTAGGTCCACCGACTTGTAGAAGCCGACCCAGGAGACGGGGGTGGGAGCTGCATTGGTGAGTATCCGAAGGTTGCCGCGGAGCTTCGAGGCCGCGCCGTATAGGGCCACGAAGTCTACGTTCTGGGCAACCGCGAGCTGTTCCGGGCTAAGGATTTCCGACGAGGACTTGGTGAACAAGCCCTGGTAGTTCTTCAGGTCTACCTGGATTAGCGGCGGACGCCCCTCGGTTGTCATTGACCCTCCGGCCTATGCGTCTTCCCAGTGGGTCACAAAGGGCTGTACACCCTGGGTTGCGGTGATGCGGCCGTCGATCCAGCGCTCCCAGTCCAGCTCGAACTCCGAGCGCAGGCGGCCCAGGTTGCGCACCATGTTGTTGTTGGCTACTTCCATCATGCCTTCCGAGTCGAACGCGCCGACCACGGCGTCAAGTACGACCAGCTCGTCGAAGATCATCGGGAAGTCCGGGTGCATCGTATCGGAGTCGGCAACCAGTTCGGCTGGGATGCCAAGGAACTCAATGCGTAGTCCACCCAGGACTGCCTGGTTGTTTGGTGCTGGCTCTAGTACGAAGCCGCCGCCAACCGGTCGGAAGGTCGGCAGATAGCTGTCGCCTGCGCCACTCTGGTTGGACGGTGGGTTATACTGGAAGTGCCGCTCCTGGCGCTCAAGTGGAACCGTGGTGCCGTCCGAGCGCACGATCTCCAGCTTGGTCTCTCGCTGGAAGCCGGTCGGCCAGGCGTAGCGCGCTTGCCCGCTCGCGTTCGGGTCAAGGTCCGTCGTGGCAACCATGGTGAAGTAGCCTTCGAACGCCATGTGGAGCTGCGTGCAGCGGCGGCGATAGGCCACGTTGAATAGCTGGTTGAGGAACGGGTCCGGCCAAAACGACGTTGCCGGGTTTTGTTCCTGGAGATAGTTACGCATGCGCTGCCGGTAGTTACCGAGCGTCCCAGTGAGTTGTGCTACCATTAGACCACACCCCCTCCATAACCACCGCCCTCAGACGGTCCACCCTGGGCGCCCTGCGGCCCCGAGGGAGCCGGGCCAACCTGAGGACCAAGTAGGCTAAGGCTCTGTCGGTACGGGCTCAGATTCGGGTCCGTGTCCCCTGGCATCTTGACCGTTGGCAGGATGTTGTTCGTGAGGTCGCGCGTTCGGCCCATCGGGATAGCGCGGCTAATAGCGCTGATGTCCTGGCCCTGGTAGCCTGGGGCACCCCAGATGCCTAGGTGGAACGGGCTAAGGAAGTCCGTCATACCAGCCGACTGCGTGTGGCCGGGTTTTCCCATGCGGATGTCCATCTTCGCACGCAGGTTCTTCGGCGCGGCTTGCGCGTTCTGAATCTGCTGGAAGACTACGGGGTCCATTGGCATGCTACCAGACTCCTACTTTCGTCCCCGGGTCGGTCGGGGTCACGGATGAGTTTTTCTTGACGGATGGATTCGAGTTTTTGTTGTCGAACATCCCTTCCAGGAACCGCGGACTCTTCTCGCGTAGCAGCCCTGGCGCCTGGGGCTGCGCGGGCGGCGCAGGCTTCTGCCCTGGCTGGTTCGTGTTCCCCATGAAGGACATGGGGTTCCAGGGCAGCTTGGCCATTACTCAGCTCCCATGATCGGCCGCAGTACGTCGTCCTGAGACACCCCTGCGGGCTGCTGCCAATCGTCGTGCGGGTAACTAGGGTCAACCTTCTGCTGCTTGCGCGTCTGGCTGGCTAGGTCGGGGGTGCCGTAGTACTTATCGTTGTAACCCATGGGCTTGCCCTTGGCCTTCGCCTTCAGTTGAAGCTCTGGGATCGTTACTTTACTGTCCGCCACCGGTTGCTCCTGCTAGCAGCGTTTGCCCCAGGAGGCCCATATCGGGCGCTGCGCTGCCTGTAGTGTCCTTGGTGTCCTGCCAATCGCTCTGGGGGTAGCTGGGGTCCATGGCACGGATTCTTCGCGTTTCTGCGGCAACCTCGGGCGTCCCGTAGTACTTCTGGTCGAAACCTTCTCGGCTCTTGTTGTCGCTGGCTGCGCGGTACGCCTGGTAGCCGTGCCACATGGTTGAACCCACGTCGTAGGCAGCCGAAGCGCCCATGCCCAACTCAGCAAGTGAAGCGCGGCCCGCTATCTCGGCTCCCTGCTTGACTGCCGTGCCGCCTAGCGCCTCTGCTCCAGAAGCCACCGCGCGCCCGAGCATCTTGGCCATGCCCTCTTCGGATGCTGCCCGCGCTGCGGCCTTGTTGCGCAGGTAGGTGTACGCAGCTTGCGAGCCTTCCACCGTATTTCGCGTAGATGCCTTCGCAACCGCCTTGCTGCTCATCTGCTTGATGGCCTGGGCCTCGATCTGTGACCCGTCGAACTCCAAGGAGAGATCGTCTGTATGCGGGGTCAGGAGGTTATCCGGCATCTTGGGGATCTCTGGAGTTTGCTGAAGAGCCTCTGACAGACTTGAGATAGTCTTGGGCTCTGTCATGATAGCCTTGGACGCGCTTACAGCTAGGGCGCCCGCGCGCACCGTGGCGCCGATAGCTTGGCGCGCAAGGATGTGCCGTGCACCAGCCGCAGCCGGATCGGTACCCTGCAAATCATTGGTGATGGGGTTGGGGATTGGAGAGTTGAAAGGGTTCCAGCTTGGCGGTGCTAGTGACTGTGGTTGCGGCATCTTGTCCTACCACTTGTCTGGGATAACCAAGCCCCCTTCGGTATCGTCGAGCGGACGAACTATACGGCTGCGGTTTCCTTGGCCCGAGTAACTGACGATGGTTTCCTTCTGCGGGTTTGACGGTGCAACGATGCCCCGCTCGAAGTTCTCCCTTACTCGGTCGCTAAGCCACTTGTTCTCTTGGCCCACCGCATCGAACATTTCCATGGTTCGCGCGGAGTCTTTCTCGAAAGCTGCCTCTTCGTCGTCCTGTAGCTTCTTGCTCCAAGCCCGGTCCCCGTAGCGATTTCGGGTCGTCGCCTGGAGGTACAGCCGGCGGGCAATCAGCCCCAAGTAGCCGGCATCGGTGGACTGTAGCGGGCAGATATGGCACCAGCCGTTAGGCCAGCAGAGCCGCCAGATGTGCCACTTCTCCTCAGGGATCGGATACCCCTGGTGCTTCAGCACCCAGCCCCAGACTTCCAGGCCGTTGTCGGTCCCGTGGATCTGGTGCCGAGGATCTTCCAGCAGTCCGGCGTACTCGTTCATCACGTCATCGTACATCACCCTGTAAGGGTGCCAGACTAGCCAGAGATGTTCGTCGATTGCCTTCAGGTCCCCAATGAAACCGGTCGGAACGTGAAGGCCAGGTTTGAGTTCCCTTTGCCGATAGCCGCGCGGACGCAGCGTGTTAGGCAGCATATCCCCCCCAGGATTAGTTGCTAGAAACCAAAGATCAGTGCGATTGCGCTACCCGACGCCAAGCTGGTCTGGGTAAAGGTCACGGTCTTGCCGCTGATCGGCGTGGAACCGCACTTCGGAGCCGCGGTAGCACCACCGGTTAGGTCCGATCCCCATAGTAGCTGCTGTGGGTTTTGGATGAGCGTGGTCGTGGTGTCGTTGCTGGAAATGCTACTGATGAACTGGATTTCCATCTTCACTGGTCCCAGGACCGCGATGTATCTGTGTGCCGGGGTTTGAAGGGCCATGGTCTCTCCTCTTTCGTGCGGCTTCCTTATACGGAGCCTGGAGTCTCACGCGACATGAGTCGCAGTACTTAGGGCGTCTCCCGCTCCACCTTTTGAGCAGGAGTTCCCGATTGCATTTGGCGCAATACATGTCGCCTCAAACTGTCCCCGGGGGTTGCCCCCCGGGGCCTTAGCTAGGGACTAGAGTGCTACTGCGTCGGCGAGTCCGTCACCGTAGGCAAGAAGGATGGCCGTTGCCGCCTGAGTCGAGCCGACTTCGGTGTTCGCTGCCGCGTTCAGGATCAGCTTGTTGCCGCTGTTGTCCCAGTTGCCCGACAGAAGGGCGGTACCGGCAGGCTGGGTTGCGTTGGACACAGCGTTAAACACCGAGATGAAGTCGATTGCGCTGAAACCGAGATCGGCCGGCTTCAGGGACTCACCACCAGTGGTGTACGAGGTGACGGTCACCTTGAACACGGCGAGGGCCTTCAGGTTCGAAGGGTTACCGGTCGAACCCACGAAGCCCGTGCCCGGGAGGAATACTCGGGAGATCTGTGCGATTGTTCGTGCCATTTGCTTTCTCCTTTAGAGGGCTACGGCGTCGTGTGCGCCTTCACCGGATGCTTCGATCACTGCTACGGCAGCCTGTCCGCTGGTGGCTTCTAATCCGCCGTGGACTAGGCCCATGATGAGGTTGTTGTTGCTACTGTTCCAAGCCGCCCAGAGCGGGTTGGTTCCCGTGGGGAACGTCCCGTTGTTGATGCTGACTGCGGTCACGTCGAAGAAGTCAATGCTCTTGAGGCCCATCTCCGCCGGGGTTACGGTCTCGCCGCCGGTCGTGTATGACGTGATATTCACGATGCAGGACACGCGCTCTTTGCTGTTCGACGGCAGGCCGCTTTGCTGGTTCACACCCCGGCCTGGTTGGTCGCCTGCGTAGCTGCGGAGCAAGGGGATGAGGTTGTGTGCCATTAGAATGCCAGTACGTCTTGCGGGCTTTCGCCAATCGCTTCGACGGTTAGGGTTGCTGCACTGCCTGGCGATTCCGTTCCGTGTGTGGTGTTGACGATGATCTTCTCAGTGCTGCGGTTCCAGGATGCGGTCAGCGGGGAGGCTGCGGTCGGGGCGCTACCTGCAACAGACAGCACATTCACTTCAATAAAGTCCAGGCTAAGAAGGTCTAGGTCAGCCGGAGCTAGGTTCTCTCCGCTGGCCGTATACGAAGTTACATTGATAAAGGCCGTCACTCGTACCTTGCGGTTTGACGGCTGACCGGTAAGCCCGGTCCCTGTACCAGCACCTATCGTGCTTGTATCATACGCCTGACCGCCCTGGCCTTCAGCTATGGTACCAGTCTTGGCCAGGATAGTGATCGTTCGTGCCATCTGGTCTCCTAGAGAGTCGGCTGGCCTTCTAGGGACGGGCCGGTCCCTTCGAACCAGAAGGCTGCGGACTGTCCCGCCGTTGCTTCACCGCTGGCAATCGCATCCTTCATGAGGATAACCTTGTTGCCGCTAGTCCCAGTCCAAGCCGCGTATAGCGGGATGGAATTAGTTGGGAACTGGGTGTTGTTGATGAACTGAGCTGTTATGCTCAACTCGTCAATGCTCGTTAGGCCCAGGTCTGCCGGGGAGAACACCTCGCCACCCGTGGTGTACGAGGACACCTGGCAGATACCCGAGACCCGAACCCGGTTTTGAACCGGGTTCAGGCCAAGGTCACGCTGGTATCCGTCGCTCGAAATCACGACTGACTTCGAGGAGATCAGCACAGTTCGGGCCATCGGGGCTACTTCGCTACGGGAGCCGGAGCTGCCGAAGCTGCTACGGTGTTCACCACCGCGTTGCGCACGCCAACCACGGTGAGGAACTGGCCGAGTGCCGGGAGCAGGGTTGCGAGCGATGCCGAGGTGCCGGCCGGTACGAGGCCAGCGGCCTCAAACCCACCGAGAACCTTGGCAGCAAGGCCCGACCATAGGGCCGCGCCGACTGCCGTGGTGCTCACGCCAGCTACGCCCGTGCCCGTGCTCTTGGGAAGGAACACCGATGCGAGAGAAGCGAAGAAGTTTGCCATTTGGGTTTCCCCTTTCGTTGTTGACTAGCGCGAACCACCTGGGCTGCGGCCTGGGTGCATCGACACCACGTATACCTGACCGCTTGCCTGGCCGGATGTCAGGGTCACCGTGTCAGTTACGCCTGCGGCAGCGCCGGAGATGGCGTCGCTCGTCTGGCTGGCTGCGATGGTAGCCGAGGGCACCGTCACGCCTGCTGGGCTGAATACGGCCGGGGCCGTACCGCCAGTTCCGCCGTTGGGTACAGCGAACTTGGTGCCGTTGGTGCCGTCGTACTGGACCTTCGAGATCACGAACATGTTGCCTTCGCGGTCGTAAAGATCCTGCTGGAAGAAGGGAATGGATACTGTTGCTGGCATGGTCTATCCTCCGTTAAGGATTCTAGCTTACGCTACGCGAGCTGCGGTCGTCGAAGCGTAGTTGATCTGGCCCTGGTGGCGGCTGACGATCGTGTATTCCTGACCGACGCTGCCGTTGATGATCTGAGCGTCGCCGGTTGCGCTCACGTAGAACACGCAGTTACCGGTTGCCGCAATGTCGCCGGACTGGTCTCGGGGGGTGTTGTTGGAAGCCACGCCCGCCGCGGTAACCGGGTAGCTCATGAGCATGGTCGAGAACGCGCCGCTTTGTCGTGGAAGGGACACGAAGTCCTTCTTGGTCTGTGGCACAACCTTCGTGATGAGGTATGTGGCACCTGTGCGGTCGTCCACGAACATCTGGAATGTAGGGATGAGTCGTGCCATTGGGCTACTCCTTACGGTAGACAGGGATGTGGGTGGCCACCCTTACGAGTAGCCACCCACAAGTTGGAGCTGACCTAGGATTAGTAGGTCGGGGTCGTTAGACCGGTGATTGCGCCAGTCTGGTTGATGTAGCGACCCACGTTCTCGCCGTAGTACTTGAGGAGTACGGTGAACGCATCCTGGCCGGGAACCCAGGCCATGTTGACACGCTCGTCGATCGAGAGTGGTCGAACCACACCGCGCTCAATTGCGCCCAGGTTGAGGAAGTACACGATCGTCGGGTCGGCTGCCCACGAGAGGAGCCACGGGCGGCCTTCGAAGGTCGTCATTTCCTGCTGAGCACCTAGCTCTAGCTTCATGTCGTTGAAGCGACGGAAGGGTAGAGCAATTTCGGTGTAGCGATCGAATTGGTCCCAGTTCGAGATCATTGCGAACCCGTCTAGGCTACCAACGTCAGTTTCAACCATGAGCTGCTTGCGGATACGTCGGAGTAGGGATTCGTCGAGGGCGGTTGTACCGGCCGCGATGATCTTGCTCTGAAGAATCGTGTAGGTAGCTCGGCTGAGGGTGTAGATGCTGCCGGTGTTTGCCACGATTGCCGGGAGGCCGAGAGCCGTGGTTTCTGCCGGAGCTGCTGCTTCGCTCTGCTCACCGCTGATGTAGATACCGTCGTTCGCGTTCGGGCTAACCGACGAGGACACCGTGATGGTGGCACCCGACACGTCGCGCGAAAGCACAGTTACGGGACCTGCGGTCTTGAGCCCGGTCGATGGGTTCAGGAACACCACGACCTGGTTCACGCGGAACGGGCGAGCGTCGTTCACGGCAACGAGGGTCACGCTTGTCTGCGAGCCGTTTACCGTGGTGAGCTGGCCAGTTCCGTCCGAGCGGAGGAAGGTCACTTCGAAGTTTGCGCCTGCACGCTTCACGGCCGTCGAGATGGCGTCCGTGATGCCTGCCGCGAACGCATCTTCACCGCCTCGGCGGCTGACAGCCTCGGCTAGACCGGAGAAGGTCACTACATGATAGTACTTCTTTGGTCGTACGCGAGCCTGCTTGATGCGCTCGTTACCTGCGCTAGGTAGCGAGTTGTCGTCTGTCTGACGCCAACCGCCGCCCGATTCGTTACCGTCTACACGCACAGGGAAGTACGCGCCGTCACCCGATGGGATGAAGCGGCTGTTTTCCTTGAGGCGGCTGTAGATGGGTGCCGATAGTTGCTGCATCTGTGCGATGAAGTCAACCACGTATCGGCGAAGAAGCATGTCGCCTAGGGTGGCAAATGTTTGCATGGGGGATCTCCGTTACCGCCCCGTAGCTTCGCTAGACTTTCTAGCGATTCAACTCGCGGATGACTTTGGCTAGATCGGCTGCGAAGTCGTCGTCACTCACGGTGGCCACCTTCTTGGTGGACTCCTTACCAGTGATGTCAACGCCCTTCACGTCCTTGATCCCGCTGTAGTCCTTCGCAAGCAGCTTCGCAATCCGCTCTTCGGATGTTTCCACCTTGGCGGCTTGCGCGGGGGCATGTGCCTGTTGGACCAGACCCTTGGGTCGGCCGTAAAGTTCCAGGGTTTGTTCCAGGGAGCGTGCTAGCTCCTTGGGCATTACGCCCGGGTTCTTTTCGATGCCTTCCCAGTCAACCTTGTCAGTCCAGAGGTGCGCAATGACCTTCTTGTCGTCCTCTGTGTACTCTGCCGGCAGTGCAGCGAGGTAGCGTTCCGCTACCGCGTCAGCTCGGGCAAGTAGGAGATCAGCCTTCTGGTCGGCAATCTCGTGCGACACCTGAGCCCGGGTCTGTGCGAGGAGCGCTTCGATACGCTTCTGGCCTTCCTCGGGAGTTGTCTTGCCCTGCTCTACGTCAGTGTCGATTCCCTGGATTGCCTTGTCCAGCTTCTCAACCAGTGGCCGATACTTCGGGTCCTGGGCGAGATTCTTGAGTGCGGCAACGATCTGGGAGTCGGTTTCCTTTGCGGCGATCACGTTCGTCGCAGTCCGTAGACTTTCTTGGACCTGCTTGTGCTCTGTCTCCAGAGCCTCGAACTTGCCCTTGAAAGAATCACGCTGCGTTACGAGTTCGTTGATTCGGTCTTGAGCTGTCTTGCCAGTCCCAGCGGGAGCTTTGGCTGCCCCTGGCGACGGTGACTGCTGTGCCGCCGTACCTGCACTTACCTGTTCGGTGCCTCCACCGGCACCCGCGGCGCCTGCGGCGCCACCTTTGTTTTCAGCTTCTAGGGCTGCTTCGAGAGCCGCCTGTGTTGCTTCTGTGGACATGCTCATTTGCCTCCGGTCTGCGCCATGGAGAGGTGGCGAGGGAGTCACAGTTTACGGCCGGGCGATGCCAGGTGCAGGATTGCACCCCGTGACCGAGCGCCCTGGAGACTCTTCGATCCGTGTGGATAGATAGTTCTCCTACCAAATTATATGACTTCTATAAAATTACTGCAACTACGCTGAGTTAATCTATCTCTAGCGTGTGAAATGGTAACCACTGAGGAACCCGGGGAGGGGTAGGCGCCCCAGTGGTGAGCCCCGTGGGGCTACTTACCTGTTGGCTTGGGACGGGACTCCTGCCGGCCCGAAGAGCTGAGTGCGCGGTGCGCCGACCTGTCGCGCTGTTCGATTCTGTACCTTGGCAAGCTCCGCAGTCTTGTCGCCGCTGGAAAGACCACCCGAGGCACCTTGGGCCTGGGCGGACGCGCCCCAAAGCGGGTTGCTTCCATTCACGTTGGCCGCAAGTTGCATGTCTGGCATGTTCGGGGCCATGGAGTGCAGGCCCATACCAATCGGCTGCCCTGCGGCAGCCTCACCTAGACGGCTACCGCTCCACTCCGGGCCACCCTCTTCGCTTGTGCCAGGTTCGTTGAGGCCCAGTTTGGACGTGTCAGTCTCTTGAGGTCCGCGCTGCTTCTGCGGCATCATGGAGAATCCGCCGCCTGTGATAGGTGCCGACATTAGTCTTCCTTCTGCCCGCGCCCGAGCGCTAGGTGCTTGCCCTTCTGGCGAAGCTGCCCACTGGCCTTGGCGATGGCGATGGCGTGACCGTACTTCTCCTTCGGATCGCTCATACCGGAGAGGGTCTTGCTTTTCTCAATCCCGTGAATGATGCGTTCAACTGCTGCTGGCATCAGAGCCCTTTCTTAGAACAACCAAGGAGGCTGCGGGTGATGCCAGGCGCTTGAACTCGATTGAACTCAGGCCGAAGAACCAGTCTTCGGGTTTGGCCGGCAGGATATTGTCAAAGGCTGTGTCAGCCAGGAACTTTAGAATAGTAGCCCCTTCTCTAACCTGCTCTATCCCTCTATTGTTCGTATACCCCCTACTTCGGAGTAGGTTGATGTCCTCTATCACGAAGTACCCACCTGGAGCCAGTAGAGGGAACAAGCCTTTGAGGGCGGCCACCTGATCTTCCATGTAGTGGCTACCATCGTCGATGATAAGGTCAAAAGGACCAAGGGCTGCAAGGCGCTCGACAATCTTGGGATCTTTTACGTCCCCCTCAAGCAAGGTCACATTTTTAGGATAGCCTTCTGGGCACGTCTGGACGTTCTTTAGGTTTATGTCCAAGCCCACATACGTTGACGTTGAGGACCCAAGACCAAACATCATTGCCGAACCGCCTGCTGATACCCCGATTTCCAAGATCTTCCAAGACTTCCCGGCAAGTAGGTCGTTGTAGAACATGGAAACATATCTTAGTTGATTGCCTTCCTCTCCATGTTCCTTTTGAACCTCCCAGCGTCTCCACTTCAGGACACTTGCGGCTTTGTTAAGGGACTCCCTGGGCGTTGCTAGAGACGGCCTCGGGGGTAGCCCTAGTCGATCTGTTCGATTGCGATCCGGCATTAGAACCTCGTAAGATCAAGTAGGAACGTAACTTGGCCTCGCAGTCTGTGAAGCGTCCTTTCAAACCTAGTCCGTTCCTCGGGAGGCATTGGCGTGCGAGCAACCAACGCTTCTATGCGGGCTAGGTGATTTTCGGTATCACTATCTAGCATACGCAGCGAGCGTCGAATGTTGCTTGAATTAGGCATTACTGGCCTCGGTAGCGGAGGGCCAGGTTCGCGCGCTTGCCTAGCGTGCCGCCTGCCTTGGCCTTCTCGCGGAGGAGACCCGTTGGGATCTTATCCCCCGAGGGGATACCGAGCTGGCGGTGTAGGGCGCCCTTCTTGGGGTGGACCTTCTGCATCCATTTGTCGGCCATGGGGGCTCCTACGCTGTACCGGGGTTGTACGTCGAAGTGGCAGACTTGCCGCCCTGCATACCGGTGCCGAGGGCAATCTGATCCACGGTGGAAGTCGGTTGTGGTAGCTTGTTGCGGCCAAGGCCGTCCAGGCCGGTCATCCAGTTGTTAGGCCGACCCTTCGCCTTGTTACGCAGCTTGCCGCCGGGCATCATCTGTGGCATTAGGCGTTACCTTGATCGTCTGCGTCGTTGTCATCGCCTTGATCTGGTTGATCTCCCTGATCCGACTGCTGGGCAACGTCCTCGTCGCCTTCACCCTCCGGTGCTGGAGCTGCCGGACCCGCTGGAGCTGCCGGGGCTGCTGGCTCTGCGGCCAAGATGGGGGAAGCAGGCGCGGACGGCTGGGCTGGCTGTGCTTGGCCCTTGCGGAAGTGCTGGTTGTCTTGTTCGTGATCGCCGGGCGGAGGTTGAGGGGTGGTCTGGCCCCCGAACACCTGGAAGAACTGCTCCAGCGCTTGACCCGCTGGAAATGCTCCCTGCGACATCGCCTTCGTCCGAAGGTCGCTTCCGCCGTCCTGGGTAGGTTGATCCGGGGTTAGATAGGCCATGCTTAATCTCCTGACAACGCAGGCAAGTCTTTGCCCGTTTGTTTTTAGCTCTCAGGTCTGTGTCAAACTCTAGCAAATCCTTGAACATCTTGCAGGACTTGCACTTCTGGCCCTCATCGGGCGTATCCATAAATCACCCTGTGATTACTTGGCCCTCACTGCCCTTCTGCGATTGTGCCTCGGGCAAGCCTCCAAGGGCTAGTTTCTGCTTCTTACCGGCCAGGAAGCTGCTCTTGGCCTTTGGACCTAGACCGCCAGTCGGCTCCTTCTGAGGACCACCCTCGGCACCGCCCTTGATGTTGGTACCGGCAAACTGTGCGCCTTTGAAGTTACCGCCGCTGAACTGACTCATTAGTAGTGTCCTGTCGTTGACTTGTACGTTGATGGGTTTGGCTGTGGCCCACCGGCCGGGGTGTTGCCGATCATGATGCCACCGACCGCCTTGCCCTTAGCCCGCTTGCGCAACCCCGGGGGCGGCGCAAGCGGCGGGTATTGGCGCATGAGCATGTCGCCCATGGTGGCTACGTTTTCCATTAGTCCGTGGCCGCCGCGAAGTATGCGCGGTTTCGCACGGTCTGCACCTGGTCCGTCGTCAGACCCATCTCTGGATCAGGGGCCATGGTCTTCGTGCCTGGGATTGTGTACGGCTGCGAGCGGTACAACGGCTTGAACATCAGCTTGGCGTGCGTCATCTTCTGGTTGGCTGCCTGAGCTGTTCGTGGCGAACCCGTTGCGTCTCCCTGGTAATCCATCGCACGCTGAAGTACGGGCTTCATAGCCGCACGCACCCGACGCTGTGCGTTGAGCGAGTTGGAGAACTGGGCAAGGCTCGACGCACCCGGGTTGTCGAACGGGTTCGGTGGGGACTCGTGTTCTGCCCCCTCAACCCCAGGGCTGCTGGGATCGAAGCCGCCTCCCGTGTCCATGCCCCGTAGGGCGCTGGACAGCGGGAATGGATTGTCAGCCATTAGAGCTTCATTCCGCCCTTTGCTACCTTGGGCTCTGCCGCCTTGGCTGCACCGCCGGACTTGGGCGTTGCTGCATCATCGGCATCTGGTTCACTATGCGGTAGGCCGCCGTGCTCCGACTTCTCGGCTGCCGGGCTCTCATCGCAGAACTCGCAAGTGCCGTCAGCGTGTGCTGCTGCTAGCTTCACCTTGCGGCTCATTAGGGCTCCCAGAAGGTTGTGTTCCGTCTTGTGGTCCTTCTCGAATCGGCCCTTCCCGTGATGGGTGTCGTAGTCCTCTCCCGAGTACCGCAGGTTGCGGATTCGGGTGTCCAGGTTGTCCATTGACTTTTGGTGCTTGTCTGGCTTGTCGCCTGATAGGCTGAATGCGATCATGGCCTTGGTACCTCGATACTACTTCCCGGAAGTTACCTTCATGGAGACCCGGGATGATTTGTTTCCACTGACTCAACAACGTGTTCGGATTCTCAGGTGGTGGAGGCTGCGGGAAGATGGACGGCGTTCCGTCCCCTGGCTTTAGTAGCTCTCGTAGCTTAGCTTCCGCAGCATCAATCCGATCCTGAATCTCCTTTGGATACTTCTTTCGTCCCACTACATCATCTGGCCGGGAGGGCCAGCCGGGGCGCCCCTACCAGCGGGTGCCACGGTCGGCGGTCCCATGGGGCGACGACGAGGCGAAGGACCCTTCTGGCCAGCCAGGAAGCCAGGTCGGCGTGCGGCTAGAGCCCCGCCAGCGCCAGGGGGAGGACCGCCTGGAGGGCCGCCAGCGCCAGGCATGAGGCCCGGTCGAGCGCCGCCGCGCGCAGCCATGAGGGCCGCAAGAACCTGCGGAGGGATTCCCCCGCCGCCAGGACCGCCAGCCATTGGAGGAGGACCGCCCATTGGCGGGCCACCTGCGCCTGGAGGCATCATTCCAGGGGGCATACCGCCGCCCATTGCTGGGGGTGGAAGCATTGGGGGACCGCCAGCGCCCGGAGGACCACCTGGACCTGGGGGACCGCCCGCGCCGGGAGGACCACCTGGGGGTCCACCTGGACCCGGAGGACCGCCCATTCCTGGCATCGGGGTAGGAAGCATACCGGCGCGAGCTGCCATCATGCGGTGGGCAGCCTGGATCTTGTGGATCGCTGCATCATGCGCCTGCGCGTGGGCCAGGTCGGCCTTCGCGCGCTGCATGTGCGCAGCGGTGCGGATCTTTCGCATTTGAGAGGGTACCATGACCATGTTAGTTGCCTCCTACGTAAGGTGCGTACTTCTGCTGGAGCTGAGCGGCGCCGGACATGATGCCTGCGGTAGCGGGCTTCACCTTGGGGGCATTCCACTCACTCAGCAGCTTGTCCTTCTGAAGAACCTTGATCGAGTTCGCGCGATTTGCGTCCGCTGTGCTGTCAGTGGAGCTGCCGTACTGGATTGAGGCTCCAGGGATGCTATCTGTCTGCTGTGCGGCCGGGGCGCTGTTCGTACCTAGGTTCGAGTGCATGTTGCCAGTCTTCGGTTCGAATGGGGCGGCTGGCTGTGGATTCGTAACTTGAGGCTGGGAAGCAGTAGCGGTCGAACTGATCCCAGTTGGAGCTGTGCGCGAGTGCCGGGTCTGGATGGCTTGGGCAACACTGCCGTACTTGTCTTCTTGGGCTGCCTGGTTCTGGGCCTGCTCGCGGGACGAGTCGAACCAGCCCTTGGCCGCCTTGGCTGCGCCTACGATGTTGCGGGCGCCCTCGAAGGCCCCGAAGGTGCCCACGTTTAGGGCCTCGTTGCCGGCCTCTGTCTTCCAGTCGCCGCCGCTTTTGTAGGTGTCATATACGCGCTTTGCACCCAATCCTACGCTAGCTGCAACACCGATCGGGCCAGCCACTCGGGCTACGCCGCGGAGGACACCGCCAGCCGAGCGGGTGGCTTGTACTGCCTCATCGGCTGCGGTCATGGCCTTGGAGGCAGCGCCGCCAAAGGACTCACCGGAGGCCGCTCCCGCGGGCGCGATCTCACCAGGCGCCATCGTACCTCTGATCGGAGGGTTCGTGCGCATCTTGGTTAGAGTGTTCGACTTGAGCATATTCGGCTGGATCGGAGCGTCAGCACCACGTAGCTTGGTAAGGGGCGGTTGCTCCGGCGCGGTACCTGTTGCTTGCTGACTTGCCTGCAACCGCTGCTTACCCTGTGCGTATGACTTGCCCATCTGGCCCATGAGGTCATCGTGGGAAACCCGTGCGGCCTCGCGGGCGTTGTCAAAGTCCTTGAAGGTGGTCTTCACCTTGTAGCCGCCGGCTGCCTCGTTCTGGCCGCCGGTTGCCCCTAGGGACTTCACCTTGGGTGGCGTGTAGCTCTGGGAGTCGGCCACGTTGCTTGCCGCGCGCTGGGTCTGGTTCACCGCGGGCGGCTTCCACCCAGTGGTGTCCTTCCAGTCGCCCGTTGCGGTGGAAGCGTTGCTGGAGGCTGCCTTGGTGTTGATGTTGTCGCTGCCAACGGTGCTCGAAGAAGCTACGCTTCTCTGCCCAGTGGACTGTAGCGGCGTGTCGGTGTGGACATCCGCCGGAGTCTTAGGCTGGCCGCTGAGTTGCGTCTGTAGCTTCTGGGTCGTGGACTCGTTGCCCGAGCCTGTAGCCTTCGCCGCAGGCGGCGTTGTCATCTGATCGCGTAGTGCACGCACCTTTTGACCCATAGGCGAGGCTCCTCCAGGTGTACCTTGAGCGGCATTCACAAGATCCATCGTTTGAACGGCTCTGCTTCTTGGCAGAATTGTATCTATAGGCTTAGGCTTTGGATACTGGCTGTCTACAGCATCTCGTAGATCCAAGTCCCTACGCATGGTGGGGATTGGTGCCTTCTCGACGGTCACGGTATCCGTCGGGATCTGGCGTCGTAGAAGCTGGGGCGTCGGCTTCGGGCCGTAGTCTGGCTTGGCCTCCTGCGAGTACTTCTTGAGGTCGGCACTGATGTACTTCTGCACATCGCCGCCCATGGTGTCAACGCCCGGCCCCACCTTCGGGGATGCGGTCGCCTTGAGCTGCTTTACGGCTGGGGGCTTGAACGGTTCGCCTGCCGAGTTTGCCTCTTGAGGAGGCGGAGCTGGCGCAGCCGGTCCCTTGCGCTTTGCCGTGTCCATGATCTGGTCCGCTTTTGGTGTGCTAAACGAACCAGGACCCTTCTCTGGAGCATCGGTGTCCGTCCCTAGTGCCTTGTGAAGATCCTGCCCAGGCCCCGTGGCCGGCGCCGTGATAGGCGACGCACGTCGAGGGAGAACTCTTTTCGCTCCCGTCTCGGCGAACAGGTCTTCGGTGCTCTTGTTCCAACCCTTGTCGCGCCAGTCCTCTGTGGATGCCTTACTGCGCGAAGATTCGAACTCACCCGCGTCAGCCTTGGACAGTCCGCGCTCCTTGCTGGCGTACGCTGCCCTCTTCTGCGCGTAGTAATCGTCATCGAACTTGGGCTTCTGGCCCACACCGCTAGCCGCGTCTGCGTCTTCTGTTACTGCTGGTGGCTTGGACTTTACCGGTCCCAAAGCGTTGGCGCCTTTGAACTTGCCGGTGCCTGTATAGACTTCGCTGGCCTTCTCGGCTTCAGTCAGAGCCTCTGGCTCCGCAGGCACGTTAGAGCCCGTTAGCTCCATCTGCTGCCGCGCGCCCGCAGGGCTCATCTTGCCTTCGGCCTTGGCCTTGTTTATCTGGGCAGAAGTCTTGTAAGCCCCAAAGTGGTCCGCGGCCTCTTCGACCTCTGGATCAGGCGTACCGATTGGCTGTGACTTCTTGGCCATCCAAAGACACTCCTACCAAATTATAGGACTTTCAGGCTTGTTTAGCTGGGGGTGCGCTCATTGTCCAAAGAAGCCCAATCAGGTCCACCACCCGGTCCACCCAGCCCATCTCGTACCTAGCCTTGCCTAGCGAGATGTCGTAGTTGACTCGCGCTTTGCACAAAGCTAGTGCCAGGGAATGGTCGTCTCGTCCTTTGATGGCGGCAATGGAGCGTGGTCCGAGCTGTCCATCGGGGGCGACTCCGGCGAGGTTTTGAAGATGTTCGACTCCCGTAGATACTCCACTAGCGAATCCAAAGTCGAACAAAGCACAAGCTGTGAGGGGTGGGAGAAGATCACCTGACATGCGCACCCAATACTCGTCGTGGTAGATTTGGAGTGCTTGTGGGATTGTAAGGTTCTTGATGTCGGTGTTGGGGTGGTCCCGCTTGGAGATGCCGTAGTTGGTCTCTCCTCCTGGGTCTTCTGGGTCATTGCTGTACCCACCCTCGGCCTTGAGCGTGAACGCAGAGATAGTGTCGAATGTGCTCATTTACATCCCAAACGGGCGGTAGACTACTTGGAAGCCTAGCGCGCGAAGCCGCTCTGTCATTCGCTCGCCGGCCGGTGGATTCCATGTGTGGACCCTCCATTCAGCCTTCTTGAACCAGAAGAGTTCGCTCTCACTTCGCTTCTCCAGCCAGCGCACAACCTCCATGCCGGTATCCTCGCGCCGGGAGTCAACGTAAGTCTGACCACCTAGATCGTGGTCAAGATGAACCTGGTGGAGGCGCTTCATCTCGCTCTTCAGCGCCTCAATCGTTTGATCCGCTGTCTGACACCACATGGTACGATCACGATCCACGATCTTCATACGCTGGTACATCAGCGCCGCCCGGTTCGGGTCGTCGTCCAAGAAGATGATTACTCTGTCGTCCATGGTCCCCCCTAGAAACTCATCTGCCCCATGCCAAGCGGCGTGCCTTGTGCCTGCGATGCCAACGAACCTGGCCCGTTAGTTGGGCTGGCGCCGCCCTCAGGTGCAACAGATAGGCCACCCGCTCCAGTTTCGCCGTACAGGATGCGGCTCAGATTGCCGCCTACTAGATTGAAGGGCGTCTGTCCTTGCCCTTGGCCAGTTGCCAGCGATGACACGTTCTGCGTGCCTTCCTTGGTCGTGATCGTCTCAGTGCCAGGGCCAGCCTCAACGTGCTCCTGGTAATCCGGGCCGAAGTGAACCTGTCCCATCCACGAGCCCCAGTCGTTCTGTGGAGGTTGGGGTGGGGGTGGAACAGGGGTCGGTGGCGCTCCCGCGAACTTACCGCCGAGTAGATGCCATGTCGAAGGATCGTCCGGGCTGAACCCAGGGTGCTGGTCCAGGAACGCCTTGCCGAAGCCTTCCATGTCCGTGCCAACGGTGGTGCCTGTCGGCCGTCCGCCAAACGCCTTCGAGAACAAGTTGGACTGCATCTGCGCTACGTTCACTGGGTCTGTCGGCGGCTGGTTCCAGGCGTACGGTACCGGCTTACCGCCAAACTGATCCATCTCGCTGCCGAGGTGCATGTTGCTTTCAGTGTAAGCCTGTTCCCCAGGAACCTGCGCGTAGATGCTGCTTGACTGAGAAGCCATGTTAGCTGCTGCGGCCTTCAGTGCTTCGTTGGAATACCCGGCCGCCGCGTATGCCGGCGCAAGCGCTCGTTCGTACGCGGTGACATCTGGGCCGCCTGGCTTCCCGATCTCCGGTGATAGGTTAGCCGGGTTGGAGCCAAACCAGAAGGAGTTCGGATCGTTGTACGCCTTCTCGCGCAGCGCCGGACTCTCCTTGGCGAACCCTACTGCGACACCACCCAGGGCAGTGTCACCCGCGCTACCCGCGCCCATATCCGACGCATTGCTTGCATACTCCAACGACTGAGACGGTGGCAGTGGGCCAACTGGTCCGCCAATGTCTGCTGCGTATGCTCGCTCGCCAGGAGTTGGCGGGGCTGACTGATGTAGTCTATCAAGACTTGAACTCTCACCCATCACAAGGCCGGCTGCCTTGTCTGACAAGTATGAACTACCCTGCGTTAGGTCATCTACGCTGTAGTTTTTGACTCCACCAAGGTCACTAAGTATCGGACTAGCAACTGGTGCGCCCATCGCGTTCTGGAACATGTTAGCTCCAGGCGTGTTGTCGGCTCCGTCGTAGAGGCTAGCGGCGCCGCGGATGGGCATTATAGGCTGCCCCCTAGAGTGTTCTGTGGACCGCCTTGGTTAACGCCGTACTGCTGCTGTTGCTGCTGAGGCGCTGCTGCTGAGAAGGCGATACCGTTCTTGCCTCCGCCTTCGAGCCCAAAGGTGAACGACTTGTTGACCTGGTTAGCTGCCACTGTCCGTCCTGGGCCGGCGCTGCCTGCTGCTGCTCTGTCTGGTGGAGTGGACCATTCGCCCGCACGAGTGCCAGCTACACGACCTGGCAGGTTCGGGCCTGCCCCTTGAGTCTGCCACCAGTTGTTTCCTGGTGTAGAAAGCCACTGGCTGAAGCGCTGTGCGTTACTTTCAGGAGCGCCGATGGCTCCTACGCGCGACCGACCAATGAGGCTGTGATCTCCGACACTAGGACCGCCTGATGCTCCTGGTATGGTCGGCGGGCTATAGCCGGTGAGGAAGTTCTGGCTAGGAGTTCCAGCGTACTGCCCGGCTTGCATCAAATTGGGAGTGCCGTATTCCTTGTAGGCGCCCCCTGGCTCAACCGAGCCTTGGCCTCCTGGGTCCCAGGCGCCACCCGAGCCGCCCTTGTAGTTCAGCGGGTTGTTCCAGCTACCTAGACCCGTACCACCGCCCATCGTCACAGCGCCAGTCTGTTGCTCCAGATTGCGCTCTGCCGCGTAGTGGGAATCTTCCCACGTTACGGGTGGTGGTGGGATAAAGACCATCTGGTCTCCTTAGTAGCCTTGGCCGCCGCCCGACTGATCCCCTTGCGCCTGAATATCTTGCATGGTAGCGCCGACGTTACCCATCTGGCTTGGTCCCTCGGTTGTACCCGCGAAGGCGTCCGTACTACCGTAGTTCTGGTCGTTACCCGTTACCCAGTTTCCAAACTGGTCGAGCTGGTTCTGGCCGAACTGCTTGACTTGGTTATAGTAGTTTTGGAGGGTGCTGCCGAAGCCTCCACCCGTGTCGCCTCCAAGACCAGACTGACCCAGACCGCCGGGCAGACCGTTGCCTGCCGCGTTGCCGAGGTAGCTGAACTGCCCGGAGTCGTAGGAGGGCGTCCCTTGAGACGCGCTACCAGCCGGGAAAGCGCCCGGCGTAGGGGCTTGAAAGGCTTGCTGTGCCTGACCTGGAGCTGCGGTTTCGCCGCCACCGAACCATCCTGCCATGGGGAGTCTCCTTTAACCGTAGGTGCGCATGGGCTTAACGGGTTGGCCCATGCCCAGTGGGGTCTTTGTCATCTTCGCCTTCTTGCGCGTCTGCGCCTCCTGGCGATTCTGCTCGAACACTTGACCAGGATTCTGTTGGATGGCCTGGACTAGGCCGCCCATCTTCTCGCTCGCGCCCTGTGGGTCAACGCCGTAGCGGGCCGCTAGAAAGCGGCTTCGCCATACGTCGCCGAGATTAAGCTGCTGCGCCACCTGGTGGGCCTCCTGGTCCCGGAGGTGCGCCGCCCCCACCGGCTGCTCCGCCTGGTGGACCACCGCCACCTGGAGGACCGCCGCCCTGCGCACCCGCTAGTTGTGCCTGCATTGCCTGTTGCATACGGAACTGCTGCTGGATCTTGTACTTCTCGATGAGCCAGATAATCATGTTCTGCTGCTCTGTGCTCAAGTCCCACCAGCTCTCGCTCTTCTCTTCGTCCACAAGGAGTTCGATGAACACCTGCGGGTCGTCTTCCGCAAACGGGATGCAGCGCTGGAACTGGTTCGTCTTGACCCAGGTAATCATGCGCTTTGCGCGCTCGATGTCCGGGCCTTGCGGCGTCAGACCAGTGCTGAGCTGTAGCTCTTCCACCACGGCCTGGCGCAGCGGTAGAGGCAGCGTCATCAGGTTCGGGGCGTACTGTAGGAACTCCAGCACGCGCGCCTGACGGGCTTCCTTCGACACTAGGGCCAGCGAGGCTGTGTCCACGCGGCAGACCACGTTGTCCGACAGGTCGGTGCCGCTGAAGGTGTCGATCGAGAGCCGCGACAGCTTCTCCCGTGCCAGGATGCGGATACGCTCTGCGTACCGCGGGTCGTTCTGCACGTTCTTGATAGTCTCTTCCAGTAGGATCGTGCCCTCACACTGAAGGGACTCATCCCATGCCTGGAGGATAGCGGAGCGCGAAGCCAGGGCTTGCTTGCGGAGTACGTCGAGCATGCTCGCCGAGTTGACGCCTTCAGGGCGTTGACCTCTCAGGATCTCCTCGGTGCCTGCAATCTGCTCGATCTCCGACATCATCATTTCCCGTTCTTTCAAGGCTGCATCCGGGAATGGCTGCGGGAAGACAGCTTCAGGTTTCTGCCCCACGGTGCGCCGAGGGTCATACTCCCAGATGTTTCCGGGCTTCGCGCTCCAGAAATCCTCAACCGGGTGCGCGCCCTTGGGCACGATCCAGGTTGCGATAGGTACCGTTCGGCGCCACATGATGAGGGTGGTGTCGATCGAGTTCACGCGCTTCAGGAGCGGTAGGATCTTGGCTACTAGCGACCGGCCGTAGATGCTGCCGGGCATGCCTTCCCAGCGGAAGCGGATGTAGGGGTGCCAGCGCTTTGGCCACCGGGGGTTGTATGCGCGTGCCCCGCGGTCCTTCGGAGAGTCGTAGATTACCTGGTTGCCTGCTAGGAGGACAGAACGACCCAGCGGCCAATCTTTGTTGGGTCGTCGGTCCATCCAGCGAAGAACGGTGTAATCTGACCATTGCTCAGGTGTACCCACCCACAGGGTAGGTCCTGGTCCTTCCACCAAGTCAGCCATCCGCTCCCACCACCAGAGGGGTAGGTTTTGGATGTTGTGAGGCTGCACGTCTTCGAGTCTGTCAATGAACCACCCGTTCTTCTTGTTGAGATCCTTGTTGTCCGACACGTCGAACCGGTCTAGGAGGGCGTCCTTCGGGATGTACTGCTCGCGGATCACCCAGCCCATGGTCTCGTCGTTCCAGTAGTGGGCGATCGGCAAGTGCATCTCGAAGGGGCTGATTACCTTCGCGGTTATGTCGCCGTACTCCACCTGGCTAGTTAGTTGCGGGCGGCCGGCTGCGTCGTAGAGCGGGACCGGGCGCGGGATAGGGACTTGAATAGACTCTCCATTTGGTCCCACCGGGATCGTGGTCGAGGGCTGCATCTGGGTGGCCGGGACGGCAATGTGGCGGCGCTCTGCGGGGTCATAGCAAATCTCCATCCAGGCTACGCCGCAGAGTAGGATGATGCGGGCTAGCTCGCGGTGCAACTCCGGCATGTCCAGCGACTCCCAGAGGTATTCCAGGGTCAGCTCGGACAGCTCTGCTGCGTCCTTGTCGTCCTGCTTGTCCGACTTAGGGGTCACGCGCGGGCGCGGCCGGTTCTCGGTGAAGAGGGCGATGTTCGTCTCGATGTACCGGCCCAGGATGTCGTTCGTTGGGCGCGGGATGGAGCGGGTCGCCTCCTGGATCACGCTCAGGTCATTGTTCACGTCCCGGCTGAGGCGGCTGATAAGCACGTCGTCGATGTAGTGGCGGCCTGCCGTAAAGAGCACGTTCTCGACCCACTGGACTGCCCGAATCCAGTGGCGGGACTGCTTGTTGGTGTCGATCGTGTTAACGTAGGTCTCGATGGCCGCGCCGACTTGCTGATCCCCGAAGGGGATCTTGTCGATCATGTTCATGTGGCCATATTGCCACGCCTTCGAGTTCGCCGAAGTCGAACTGCCCTGCATAGCCATTACTGCGGTACTCCCACGTCCGCCGTAGTGGTCGGGCGTCTGTAACCATCAGTTCCCTTAAAGGCCGGTTTAGGGAACAGGAACCTTACATCCTTGGCCGAGCCGTAGGATGCCTCCTTGGCTCCCTTGAGGAACCCCTGGCGCTTGTTCTTTAGTGCTGGTTGTGGGTCCATTAGCTCTCGCTATTGCCGTGAAGGGACTCGTCCCGGGTCTGGTTCACCTGGGCCATGAGCGTCTTCTGGAGATCTTCCAGGTCTTCCGGCCGTGCGAACAGGGACGACTCGGACGCGCGCAGGTACTCCTCCCAGCCGCGCTTCCGCTTCTGGGCCTGCTCCTGCTCTGCGCTCGTGGGCACCGGGCGTGGGTTGGCGGCCTCCCACTCCGCGTTCTTCATGTCCCGGTACGCCTCGGGGCTCTGGGCCGCCACGAGGGCATTCTGCATCTTCTCAAGGGAGAGAAGCAGCTTGTTCTTGTCGTCCTCCAGCTCCTCGATGCGCTTCTGCATCAAGGCCATCTGGGACGCATGATGTGACGTTTGGCTGTCTAGGACCAGCTTGTAAGGCGCCACGGCGGCCTCTTTGACCGCCTCCTCCCGCTTTTGTGTCCAGAACATTAGTCCTGATCCTCATCCCAGTACCGGGGTTCGAAGCCGGTTACCTCGCCTTCCGCCGCACGTTGCTTCATGCTGTCGTGCTTCATGTCGAGCCCTTCGTCCTGAAGGGCCTGGCGGATGCTGCGGATCTTGCCCTGAAGGCCAGCTAGAAGCTGCTTCTGGACGTTGGCGCGGGTCTCTGAGCCAGGCTTGATAGCCTGCTTGAAGAACCGCTTGGTGGTCTCTTCGGCTGCCTCGGCCATTGCCGCGCGCCGGTCGATGTCCCGCTGCCAGATGGAACGGGTACGGGCATCTGCCTGGTCGTAGTTCTCGCCTTGCTCTTGTTCAGCCATGGTTTCCCCCTTAAAGACACTCCTACCAAATTATAGGACTTTTTTAAGATCAATCCCGAATTGAGAGTTGATCTTAGCCTGAGACAGTGACGTTGTTGATTAGAGTCTGCTGAGCCGTAAGCGCGGCTTGCTCGCCTGTGATGTCCGTCCCAAGATCTGCCTGGATTTTGGCTATTAGCCCAGTCTGCTGGGCTGGCGTCAGATTAGTCCAGATGAAGTTGATCGCGCTGTTGAAGTGGGTCTCAAACCACAGTCGCGCAATGAGAAGTTGATTTTGTGAAAGGGCCATTGTCACTCTCCTTGTGGTCTAACCCACTCTTTCGATAGCAAAGGAAGCAAGCCCGTGAAGCGACACAATGCTAGAACCTCCTGAAGAGCAGTACGCCGACAGATAGAAGGTATCTCCTACGTTGACTGGGATGGGCGGACTAACAACATTGTGGATTACGCCAGAGAAGCCACTAATGAAAGGAGGGCTTCCGGACGTTGCAGTACCAGCTAGAGCAATTGGGCATCCTAGTTGGAAGTGACCATTCTTTTCTATGAAGACACCAGAAGGGTTACCGCTGCTTATAGGGCACTGCGCATAAATGCGGACGAAGCTGACGTTTTGGTTCTTTGGTACCTTGAACCACATGTTGGCGCGAGTAGCCCCAGGCGGGCTGAACCAGCCACCGTTGTCGTACTGGATACCGTCCCATGTGAGTGGCTTATCCACGTTGGCGTTAGGAAGGAAGTTAGTAAGGTCGGTTGCGCGATAGACCATAGCACCAATGACTCCCTGGATCGCGGTAGGCATCAGGTTGACTTCCGGGGAGCCGGCTGGGTCGGCGTTCGATAGATAGAACTGTGAGTTGTTAAAGCTGAGCGCGGTCGGCCGCGTGTATGTGCTGACCTGATCGGTAACTAGGTTGATCGTGCCGTCGTGACCGGAAATGTGAACGATTGGGTTGCCCGGGAAGACCACGCTGGATCTGAGATAGAAGTCGGTGCGATCGAAGTAGAGGGCGAACGGGTTCTGGAACACCTGGCTTGGAACCGGCGGGTTCTCCGTGCCCACGAAGTTCATCGTCCCGTTGGGTCCGCGCCAATTGACCTTGACCTGCTGAGCGGCTACAATTTGCGTTAGGTAGAAGTTGGTGTCGCTGAAGTTTATGGTGGTCGGGTTAAGACAGCCTTCAACTCCAGAGGACATACGTACGTTGTTGACCGTACCGCCGATAGCGTTGTGGAACGTGATAACCCCGTTTGAGGTGGTGATCGTGAGGCCGGTCGTGTCCGAGGTTAGCTGGTTGAACTGGAGTAGGGTGCCTGCTTGACCAGCAAAGACAGCGGCAGAGCCGCCTGCGCCCGACGGCGAACCGAGGTTGACCGCGCCCGTGATGAGCCCGTTGTCAGTCAGGTGGACAGTGGGCTGTGCGCCGGAGTCAGCCTTGAGATAGAAGTCATTGCGGTCGAAGCTGAGAGTGGTCGGGTTGGTGAAAGTCTGAGAGGTTGGGTTGGACTGCTGGACTTTGCTAAGGGAGCCCGTGCCCGCGCTAGCTGTGTTGGTGATCGTGATCGTGCCGTTAGCCAAAGCAATGCCAATGTTATTGCCGGCCGCGATGCTGTTAAACTGGAGGGTGGGGCCTACGGTTGCCGCAAAGACCGGTTGACCGGTGCCCAGGTTCGCCGCACCTGTAATGGTGCCAGTGCGAACGCTGTGGACAACAGGCTGACCAGCGCTGTCTGCCTTGAGATAGAAGTCCGACCGGTCGAAGGTTAGAGTGTTCGGACCAGCGAAGTTCTGGCTGTTGACAGGCGGGTTGCCAGTCTTGATGAGGTTGAGCGTACCGCCGTCAGTTGCCACGAAGTTGACTTCAGGGCTGCCCTGGCTATC